CAAGATTAATGATATGCTCTTGAACTTCAGATACTAAATCAATCATGGTTTGAATGATAATAAAGATAGTTAACCAAGCGTCATAATATTTACTATCAAATCTATGAGCTTCAGAGTAGATAGTTGTAATAGCAAATGCTCTATTTACATTGAATCTACGTTCAAACTTCTCTTTAACTACAGAGTTATCAATAGATGGTAACCAAAGTAATTGGAATTCAGTTGCTTTTCTAGCTTTATAGATATCGATATTAGATTTAATATATTTAAGATATGCATAATCATCTTCTGTATATCTAGCTAATATATTATCCCAAATACCACGTTCTTCTAATTCACTAATTGTAGCATCATCCATCTCATGTAGTGGAATCTTATAATCAATACCGATATTATCTATTCTTAAATCTTCTGGAACTAATAATCCTTCAGCACCTAAGTTAGGTAAACCAGTAATCTTACGATAATAATTATTCTCTTCTACATAGTTTGTAATAAATACTTTCGCAGCTTCATCTCTTGCTTTATCCCTATAGTCTTCAGGGATATATATAGGATCTTCTACTGCTCTTTTAAAATAATTAGATGGTACACCAGCTCTAGCTAGTACATCTACACTATAATCATATAATCTCCAATCAGCAGTTCCTTCAACTGATTGAATATATAGGTCTCCCATGAATTCTGTACGTTGAGTCTCATTATTAGTAGCTTCAGTCTCAGACTTAACGATACAGTTCATGCCTAATTGTTTTACATAATAAACTAATACGTCTACAAATGGGTAATCTGTAAACACTTTATCCATATTAGGATTTTGCATATTATAAATTTCCTCCTTTCAGAGAGAATTTAGATTTTACTTTAATAGTATGTAACCCTAATAAGTGCTTATCCTTAACATATAGATATAGACAAATTTTACAAAGGAGCCTAGTAAAATGAATGAATTCCCTGACTTACAATTAAAAAAAGATCCAGTGAATCCAGTACTAAAATCTCCATATGTACCTTTTGAGTTATCATTCTATCAAACTAAATATACATTAATGGATATAGATGTTTATACAAACTTTATTAAGAATGCTGTTAGTAGATTTAGAAAGTCTAGAACTTATACTCACTATAAAGGGTATCTAATGAATCTTGGTATGGATCACTGTCAATTACATAGCAATATCTATGCAGATATGGCTACTATTGAAATGCATCATAATATGCTAACTATCTTTGATATTGCAGTTATATTAACAGAGCATACAATTAATACTATTGGATATATTACAACTTTCGACTTGGTTAATCTACTAAAGAAAGTTCATACTGAAAATAAAGTACAACTTGTAATGCTATCTTTAACTGCACATCAACTATACCATAACGCAAATGGTATGTATATCCATCCAGATATGTGTTTCGGTAACTGGATGGCTTTCTTAGAAGAATACAAATATGGTATAACTATTGAGCTGGCAAACAAAATAATAAACTACGTAAATTATGCTATCTCTTTAGGTAATACCGAAACTGGTGAACTCCTAAAACTCAGAGATAAAGTCCAAGATTGGAGTGTTATGAATGAATATGGAGTTAATCGTACTGGGTATTAATTACTTTATTATCCTACTTATAATCTTCTTAGTTTATAAAGTTGCTAATAAGATAGCCAGCTCATATAAAGAAAAAAATAAAAGAGAATTAGATTTGCTTCAAATGTCTATGTCTACTTCCTTAGAAGAAATGACACAGACTATTGATACATTTATAAATGAATCTATTCAAGAATTTGCAGTTATGAATAATATTCAAGACTCTAAATATATTAATACTGAACTTGAACAAGAGATGCGTCTAGCTGTAATGGAAAGTGTAAGTGGACGTATATCTATCAATCTATTAAATAAGCTTAGACTCTTCTATAAAGAAGATATTATTCCTGACTTGATAGCTAAGAAGATATTCCTAGCTATTACTGCATATACAGCAATCAATAATGCTGGTGCTACAAATAAAAAAAATAAATAATTTTGGAGGATGGGAATATTCCCATCCTCCTTATTATTTTAATCTTCAATATCACTAATAGTAGTTCTGAAGATTTCTACATTATCTGCATCAAAGATAGATGCAGATTTTCCAATATAAATATTTTTGCTTGTAAAACGATTTGCAGCTTTAACTGCATTATCGAAATTACTGAATATACCTTGAGTATAACCAAATTGATCTTTTAGTACAAACATTATTTGTTATCTCCTTTCAAGATATTAATTACATCTGACACAACGATAAATGTAGAAATGAAGCTTGCTGCAATCCAAAGCTTTGGATGTTTCTTAATGGAAGCTTCTACATTGGAAAGTTCGAATTTATGAGTACGTTTTAACATGATATGACTCCTTTCTGCCTTTGTAGGCTTAACTAAATACTATATCATCATATTACCTTAATAATATACAAGTATATATATCCACTATTACAAAATGACAAAAAAGAAAACCACTAGGAGTTAAACTCCTAGTGGATATATTTATACTTTACCATATAATCCCCAAATAAGGGAACCAATATATCTTAATACTTTTTCATTATAGCTAATATCTATTGATTTGATATCTTCTGGATCTAGATCGATATAATAAATGTAGTTAATACTGCATACTCTATATTTAGATTGTAAATTGAATTCTCTATAGTATCCTACATTAAGTTCTCCACTTACATAATCTATATAAGTGGACTTTATAGTATCTACAGCAAGTTGAATATTATTGTTAGCAACCATATTCATTACTTTAAATATCAATGCAATAAGATAGTCTTTATGAAGCTCTATAATATGTGGATCTAATCCGACTATAGTTTCTTTCATACCAAACATATCTTGTTTTGACATTAATACGAATTCACCAACTCTAATAAAGTTATCGTATTCATCTACTTTAAAATTATCATCTTCCAGATCGATATCATTTAATATTAGCTTATAATCGTCAAAATATAAGACATCTTCTTCAGTAATCTTTCTAGGCTCTAGATAGTAAGCCCAGTCGATTTTATCTTTTGAAGTATACTCATAGATAGGATTACCTATGAGTATATCAATCTTAGAATGTCTCATTATTTACTCCAATGCATTTGTATATGTATTCATATCAAATGGATACCAAATCTGTAATGGTTCTAAACTTCTCTTAGCCTCAAGTTTATAATAAGCACTACGTTGCAAATATGCAAGTTGTGCTCCTTGAGGAGAGAAGTCTATATCATCTCGAATGTTTAATACATCATCAATATCATAAATGACTTGTGGATGAATACCATACATTCTTCTGATTACATTACACATCATTTGGGTTACCATATCAGAATATTCATCATTACTTACAATAATGAATATCTCAGAACCATTATAGAATCTATCAATAGCCTTATAGAATTCATAGAATTCTTCTTCAGATTGATTGAATAGAATCTCACTAAAGATATTCTCGAATTCTGGATTATCAATAAGATAACTATAAGTCAGCTTACTGATAAGCTGACTTACATAATTCCATGGATTTCTAGGATAATCTCTAGAAGTTAATTCAGCTACAAAGATATTCTCAGGTAAAGCATCTTGTTGATTCTTTAAATCCCAATAATCTTTATAGTCTCCATATTCTACCATAAGATCTTTATCTAATTTATCTTTATCAGATGGATATAGATAAGCTCTATAGTATTGATATATAGGTTCTGTAGTAAATACAAACTTCATTCTAATCACCCATTAATGCTGGAGTTAAATTTGGATCTTCTGACTTAACAGCCATAATATTTTGGAATGCTTTATCTTGTAACTCTACAGGTACTTCTTCATCAATCTTGATATTCTTACTCAAGAGATAAGAGTTAACTGTATTTCTATCAAATGAAGTATTAGCCATATATCTAACATAGCTTTGTTCATTGATATATCCATATTGGAATAGATTGGTTACTGCATTTCCAATACTAAATATAGATGGCACAAATGAAACCAAACTAGGTCCATTATAAGTCATCTGTAATTGTAATGCTGTAGCAAATACACTCATAAGAATATCCATGAATGGAATACTATCTTTACTCCATTCTTCATCAGTTGTATATACAACTACATTTTTAGCATGTAATGCTGCACCAACTAAGAAGATATTCATAATAATATCTACTTGGTTAAGATATGATGCATAAGCTTCTTTGAATGCATCTTCACCATAATCAACATAGACTGATACTACATTGAATGGTGGAAGTAACACAGGAAGCTTAACTACATTCGGATTCTGTAATAGAACTGCTGGAGCATGTTCAGTTACAAGAATCACTCTAGTACCTGGATCAACACTAGCCTGAGCAGCTAGTGTTGGATCATTGGTAAATGTAATTCCATTCATTAGAATCACCTCTTAATAACGATCACTTGTTGACATGCGACGACGACGAACTTTAGGTTGTTCTTCTTCATCTTCGTCTTCAAATTCTGCTTCGATATCTAATTTGATATTTAAGATAATAGTAGCAGCAGAAGCTAACTCATCAGCTAATGCTTTACGGAAATCACCTACACGTACTTCATTATCTTTCTTGATATCGGAATCAATATAAGCATAGAATACTTCTGGTAAAAGATCTTCAATACGAATTACTTTATCATCAGAAAGATCTTTTAAGATTCGAGTAAATTGTTTATCTAATTCTAAGATCTCATTATAGCTATAAGCATCTTCAGTACCTACAACGGATTCAATATCTGCTGCAGCTTCACCAATAAATTCACCTAAAGTTTTAATTTGATCAATACTTAACAACATATCTTCTTTCTCCTCTACAGGTTTTTCTTCTACTTTAATGTCAACGACTTTATCATTTTTTACATTCCCAGTTTCCTTAGTTTCAACCACTATAGGATTACTGATAATCGTATTTTGAGGTTTTTTCATGTCCTCAGACAACTTGTCCAGAGCTTTGCTATGCATCGTGTTTTCTAGATCACGAGCTGGTCTTTCAGGCTTTGGAGCAAAGTATTTATTGATACGTTTAGGAGCTGGATTGATTGCTGGAATCTCGATAACTAAATCAGGTTTTTCTTCTTCGAAGTATTCTTCAGCTTTTTCTCTTCTATTATCATCAGCAACTTTACGCATATCTTCATAATGCTTACGAAGTTTTTCTTCACTGGCTACAGATTTAGCTTGTAGTTTAGCTAAATCATCTTTCATCTTATCAATCTCTTCTAAGTCTAATTTAGAAGTGATATCTAATTTGTTTTCTTTTGGTTCATTGACATTGATGTCTTTCTCATATACACCATGATCATTATCCCAATAAAGTTCGCCATTTTTAAAGATTTGAATTTTCATGCTCATATCAATTTCCCTCTTTCTTGAGAACAATGCGATTTTCTTACGACCATCTTTAAATTCAGATGCCATATGAATACCGCCACACTTTAAACATATAATATTGTTAAACCCTGCATCATAATCTAATTCACCTCGACATTGCTCAGTGGTATCTAGATTCAATGTATGAGTACAATATAAAATCTTTGGATCCAATATATACATATCAGCATAGTCCAATAACACTGGACCGAATCCTTTACGTAAACCCCAATTCTTAAATGCTTTAGTACCAAAGTCATCTATGATAAATCTACCTACAATGGTTTCCATTATCTTATAGATGTCTTCACGTACTGACCACATTTGATAGAGGTTTTCAATTGGTACAACTCTTTCGAATATACCAACATTACCATCTTGGCTAATATCAAAACACTTAGCCACAAATGGTTTTAGATACTTTTGGTTAACGATCTCATCTGGGTTGTTTTTAGAACCAGCTCTATCTAATGCTATCTTAATACAAAATGTAGCATTATCATCAAGTGGTTCATAAACAACACGATTTGTACCACAACCAGATCTCTTAAACCCTTTTGGTTTAACAATAGCATCTAACTTCTGGAACTTTTTCTTGAAGGCTTTATCCTTGCGATCAAATATAATCTTCTTAATCAATGCTAATTCATCATCAGTAAAGAAGTCATACACGCAAGGACCTTCAATAGATTCGAATAACTCCTCCAAAGTAGTGAATGTATTCATACTTTGGTATATATCCGCATCATGATACAACCTACTATTGATCTTGGAGTTTTCTAAGTTGCCTGTCAAATCATCCATTATCGTTGACTGCAGTTGCATCCCATGTACCTCCAAGTTCAGGAGCAAAGTATTGTTTAAGTCTAGCTGCTCTATCCATAGCTAAACCATATCTTTCCTTCTGAATTTCCTTTAACGGTCTATCATCGTAAGTTTCAAATTCAGGATCTTTAATCCTGGCACCTTCTGGGAATGGTTTATTAGTAGCTTCCATTTGCTCTAAGATAGAGTTATCGAAGTTTACTCTACGTTTGTTGTAGTTATATCCCATTTCATCAGGTAATGATAATCCAAGAATGCCATTATTCATTGCTTCAGCAAATGCTTGGTTATCATCTAATTCATTCAATAAGTCACTAGTTCTACTGATTCGAGTCTTATGAGCATAATTTTCGATAGCCTCATCGAATTGATTATGATCATAGAATCCACTCAAATCTTTAGGACGACTATGACTAATAGAATATTGATAAGCTGGCATCGCTTCAGAATATGTATCAAATAGATTCATTAAGTTCTTATGCTCACCAGGCTTACGACTATCATTGATCTCTTGTAACTTAGCAGTTAATGGAGACCTCATATTATATACACGAATACGACCATTTGGTCCTACAGCACCTCTACGTGCTTGAGCGTTAAGAATTTGTTCAGTAGTTAATGGAGTTACAGCTGCTGCTCTAGCATTCCTAGCTAACGTTTCTGCACGTTTAGCATATGCTTCGAACTCTTCAGGAGTCAAATCATTAACATCTTTATCACTCACAGGATCATAGTTATTACCACCCATTTGAGGATTTGTACGTTGAACGAAACTATTCCATGTACCATCTGTTTGATAATATGGATTATAGTTTAAGTCATGCATCATACCAAATGGATCTCTATCAACAACTTCATTAGCTTCTTCAGCTGTATAACCTAAATGGTTAAAGCAATCTCTAATCATACTATTAACCATAAACATTTGTTCAGTATATTCATCACGACGATGTTGAGCCTCAGCATTAATCTCCATTTGAGACTTAATTCTATTCATCTCATCATAAATACGAGCATGCTCTGGGTTTAATGGACGACCAGTTTTATCTAACCATTCTTTCTTTTCAATATCAAATTGACAGCCATTTGCTATAAGTTCTTCTACTGTAGTGAAAGTAACCATGTTAGGATTATTTCTTACAGACTGCTCATACTTATAATGCTCATACTTAAGCTTATTAGTATTATACTTTTGAACTTGATAGTTGTATTCAAGAATTTGTTGTTCATATCTATAGAAAGCATCCATAGGATGATTAGGAATATTCATTTGCAATTCTTGAACACGATTGTTGATATTGTTGATTTCTCTTTCCCAACTAGCTCTTACTTGAGGTTGCATGTAAGTCCATTGAGAACAGAGAATAGTGTTGCGTTGGTCAATAAGAGCACGAATTTGATTATATAATGCTTGTTTATTTTCTTCATACCAAGCACCTTTAACGTATTCGTTATACTCATTAGTATATTTAACCATCGCATTATAAGTAGCCAATCTATCTTCATATGGAATAGATTGGTCTTGCATTTCCGCAGAGATATCTCTTGGATATTGCAAGTTAGTTAGGTCATAGATTCTTTTAGGGACTTCCATCAAAGGAATCGTATAACCGAATGGTACATTTAATGCATCTAAATTATACTGACCATTTGGAAGCATTGGAGGTAATCCAATAGCTGCTTGCATTTGATATTGGTCAGCCAAATATGTATTTTGTACCATTTGATTTAGTTCTTCATCAGTTGTTGTATCCACTGTTGGATCAGCTTCTTTAGTTACACCAACCATGAAGTTTTCTAGGTCAGGAATATTAAGACCTTCTTGCTCTTTAAGCTGTTCCATATAAGCAAGATGTCTTCCTGTACCAGAAGATAGAACTGCTGTCCCAGGAGGGAATTGTCTAAACATTCCTTCAGTAGGATCTAGTCCTATACTAAGCATCTTTTCTTCATATAACTCTAAGTTGTAATCTAGTTGATACTCAGGGTGTTGTTTTAAGAACTCATGGATTTCATTCTCATCTGTAGCTTCATTCCATGGAACTGGTCTAGTGTGTACACCACACACGATATTATTTAAACGATTGATGTACTCATTCCGTAAAGATAAAGTCTGAGCCATGAATTCATTACGAATTCTACTTTCAGATGCTTTAATCTTACCACGGATGATATCCATCGCTTCTGGATTATTAAGATCGGATAAGCTAAATCCGACTACTTGTCCAGAATTGTCTGTCTTTATCATCTAGCGAATCCTCCCATACCATTCATCGCATCTTGAATAGGATTACCTGTATAAATTGGTTTACCTACTCTGCTTCTAAGCATATTATCATACTCTACTTTAAACTGTGGACAGTGACGATATAATACATCGATTTCACCTTCATCTGCTACATCAGTTGTACCAGTCTTAGTATGATGAACGTATACTACACCATTTGGATCGATATAGTATCTTAAACTACTAGTGAAGTCTTGATGATGTTCAGGAGCTACTAATTCTTTTATAGGATTAGGTGCATCTCCATTTACATATCTACCAAAGATTCCACTATAAGGTTTTGGTTTTGGTTTACGAATCTTATTATCAGCTACTGGGTCATATGGTTTCTCTTCAGGTTTACCAGTTCCAGTATGCTTAGCAATAAGATTACCAAAATAACCATTAGATTTATTATGGTCATGGTTACAACCACAATTACATTGATGGTGATGCTTTTCAGCCATCATTTGTTCATGAGCTGGTTCAATATCTTCTTTAAAGATCTTAAGAGCTCGTTCTTGAAGAATAGCTGCTTTTTCCTCGATGTATGCTGCTACTCGTTCATAATGCCATTTATGAAATTCTACTTCTGTTTCAGCACTAATTGGTAATGCTAAACCAGTACTAGTTAGAATGAATGGTTTTTCATTTGAGTTAACGTCATAGATAACTCCTGGGTTAAGTTTAAATTCAAACATGATATTTTCTCCTTGTTGTGAATCAGTTTCTTCGTTAGTTAGTGACAATGTGATTTCGGTTCCTCCAAATCTGTCATATTCTTCCTTTGTGATTGATTCTACTTCGACGCATCGAGGAACGCCGAATTCATCTACAAAATTAATGATATCCATATGGCTACCTCCTTTTAAAAATCGAAATATGTAGATCACTGTAATAATATATGGCTATATAAAAAATTAATGAGAGTATATTCCTCCCTAGGATAACTATGATCCTAGGGAGGTAATATTAATTACAATGCATGAACGTAATCATATAAGCTATCTTTAAAAGATGGGTCTTCAAAAGATATATCAATATCTGGATCTGTTTCTCTTAGAATATCGTAATATACTTCTTCAATATTCAATAGATAAGATTCATAATTAGGATTATTAGCTTTGATTAAATGATCATTAGCCAATTCTTGTTGAAAACGATATTTAGAGAAAGCTTTAAGTCTAGTTAATTCTGTTTTAAATTCACTAGTAACTTCATCATATAAATCTTTATGACTTTCAGATAAAGACTTAGCAATAATATCTTCTTCTGATTCTTTCTTAGCTGACCGATCTGGTACTTCAAGCTGCTCTTCAATAGCTTTAGCTAATTCTTCATCAGTCATTTCATCATCTTCATTAATTCTAGGATCAGTAACAACTGCTCCTGCAAATTTTTCATTAGTCATTTCTGTACCTTCAGCTACTGTAGGTGGAACTTTAAATCCAGGATGAGTTTTTAATGTATTATCTCCTTCTGGAGTTTTATATTCTTCATCTGGTTCAGTATTTTGAACTTTACCAGCTTCAGGAGTATCATCTTCTTCAGGGATTTCTTCAGAATGATTGATATATACATCTAATCCCTTAGCAATTGCTTCAGGAAGAATATCCAAATCATAGAATCCTGCTTTGTATAATTGAACCACTTCTGGTTCAGTAATTCCTGCAGGTTTAAGATTCTTAAAGATATCTAATACACGATAGTCATTATCTTTACCAGCTGCTGCTTTAAGAACTGTAGGATCAAATAATAGACTTGCTTTATATCGTGTAGGATCTTCACTATTATCATTAATAATAATATCCTTAACTGTTTGGATAGGAATAAAGATACGATTAACACATTCTTCACCAAATGTATCAAATGCAATATATTTATTACCTTTAGCTAGAGTAAAGCAATCCATGATATCCATAACTTTATCTCTATTAGTATCAATAGTATAGCTACTATTGATTAGACTTACCGAATTCTTTTTATCAGTCAATCTTTCCATCTTAGCATATTCTACCAATGAATAAGTTACTGCAAAGTATTCCACGTTTTCAACTGGTGTAATATGAACTTTCTCAGTATCATCAAAATATGTAAAGAAACCTTTAGCTTCTACTGTAGGGTTCTCCACATTAATATATCCATCTAAACGATGATTTTCATTAGAGTTTCTTGTTTTTACAAATAAAATGATTCTACGCTTTGACATTATATTCTCTCCTATAAAATACTTCTAACTATCGCAAGATAAGTTGGAAAAATCTGTGATGCATCAAATAATGCTGGTACGCATTTACCTTCATCTAGTTTATAATCTACTCTATACTGCATTCTAATTAAAGATGCTCTAGTAGATTCATCTATATAATTATTCCATTTCTGGATATATGGAATTCTATCCATTAAATCATCTGGTACTATACTATAATTTCTTGATAGACAATTATATGCACTTTGTATACCAGATCTTGAATTGATATTTACATGGGATTTACAATGGATAAAGTTGATCTGATGTCGATTTGGATCAAAAGTACTTAGTATAAAATCAACTATATTCTTGATAATATTCTGATTAGCTACTTCAACTCCAGATGATGTATACATAATACCATTTCTATCCATTCTATTAACCCAGTTATATATCCATGATTTTAATCCACTCACAGATATATTACTATCAGAATAGATATTGAATTCATCAACTACATCTTTATATTCTGCTGCTAACTGTACCGCTAAATACAATCCAGTTAGTTCACCATAGTTATTGGTAGCATGATCAATAACACAATGATATTCTGTATCTCTCATATCATTAATTACTGATACTGCACCACCACAGACTCTATTGCCTTTAACTACATCTACTTTACCTAAGACAGATGCATCTGTAAATATATCTAGTGTTTTCATATTGTTTCACCTCCTTTATATTACTATCTTGTAATGAGCAAAATAAAAAGTAAATACCCATAGGAGCTTAACTCCTATGGGTAATTTTATCTTTTATTTAGATACCAATTCAATGCCTTTATTGATAATATTTTTGAGCATGTTTGTTGCATGACCAACGTTTACAAGCCCAGATTTAGGATTTGTTTCGGCTGCTTCTTTCATGCTAGTTAAGCGTTTCTTGTCGATTAAGACAGCAAACTTAGCATCATCTGGAATCAAGTTATCAGACTTGATATTTCCAATAGCAGTCAAAGGATCCGTTTCCAAAGCCGATTCCATATATCGAGCTAGGTCGTAGGCATCTACC